CGAGCCAACACGTATCTCGTGTCTGGCACCACTCGAGAGGAGATTGCCGCGGCCGAGGTGGCAACGAGATTGACGGGCTCAGCACGTGAAATCATGGTGCCCTATCCCGAGGGAGATGAGCGCAAACAACTCATGCTCTTGTTTGACGATTTCATGGAGGCGTTGCGGTCAAAGGACATGCTCAAGAAAGCGTTGATGGCCGTATGGCGCCGGCTGTCCGGCTCGTCCGAGATTTTCGTGATCCCGTTGGAGCGGATTTGATCGATGCTCTGTCCGAGATGTAAAGAGCGCGGCAAGCGCAACAAGATCATCCAATCCTCGGGAGGGGAGACCAAGGTGCGTATTGATGGCCCGCTCTTTTTCAAGGATGGCTCGTGCGGCGCCAAGTGCCATTGGTGCGGGGAGATGGTGTGGGGTCTCCCTATCCAAATCGCTCCGGGTACAGAAATTCCCGATGAGCGTTTTGTAGTCCGTAACAAAGGTTGACGAAAAGCTGGAATCCGAGTACGTTCGATTCCAGGTTTTACGCACGGTCCCGAGAAAAGGACCGAGGCCCGTTTGGGATTTTGATCCGGTAGGGGCGAGCGTTGGGTGCGATTCCCACGCTCGCCCCTTTTGTTTTTGGGAGATGAGGATGAGCCGAGGGTTGCCATTCCAATTTGAGACCCCGATTTGGTTTTTTGAAAAGGCCGGGGCTCCCAAAGGACAAGAGCGGCGCATTGGGGGAATCATCACAACCGAGCTTCCCGATTTCCAGGGAGAGACAGTGCTCAGCGACGGTTTGGACCTGTCTTACTGGACTAAAAATGGTTGGTACAATGACAATCACGAAAAGGGAATGGACGGGGTGGTTGGGTATCCCGACCCCATGGGCGTCAAGAAATTCAGAAAGGGAGAGACCCTACCCAACGGAAAGAAAGCCCCCTCCAACGGAATTTGGGCAGAGGGCTACGTGCTCAGCAACAAGCGGGGAGACGCCGTATGGGACCTTGCGCAATCTCTCCAAGGCACAGGACGCCAGCTTGGCTACTCTGTTGAGGGCAAGATTCTCCGGAGAACCGGTCCCAAGACCATAATGAAAAAAGCCGAGGACGGAAGCCCGTACCTCGTTGGAAACCGCGTGGCCAAGGCCATCGTTCGCAACGTGGCCATCACGCATTGCCCGGTCAACGATTCGACGGGCATGGAAATTCTCGCCAAGTCCCTCCAAGCCGTGGAGCTTGCGGACCCGGATGATCTCGAGGAGCGGTTGGACCGTCTCGAAAAAATGCTGTCCATGGGGACGGCTACGGGCATCAATCCCCCGAGTGGTCCGGTGACCGGTGAAGGTGCCGGCCAAGTAATTACGGGACAAAGCCTCGAGCGCAAAGAGCGACCTCCCAAGGTGCTTTCCAAGGGAGAGGAGGCAGAGGAGGTGGATGAGGACGAGGAGGAAACAGAGAAGTCACTCACGGACGCCGAGGCCGTGGCATGGGTCCAAACCGTGTACCCCACAATGGACGCGGTAACGGCGGGGCGGATCGTTGAGGTAACGAAAACCTTGAAACGGCAAGGCCGACTGTGAGGAGAAATCACATGACCATGAGCAAGAAAAAGAAAGGTGACCTGACCAAGCAGATGGAAGGCGAGGAGCCGGAAAACGGCGAGGACGAGGGCACCGAGGACGAAACAGAGGAAACCGAAAAGGGGTGTGCCATGAAAAAGAGCGACAACGGAATCACGGGCGCGGACCTCCAAAAGAGTTTGGACCAACTCGAGGAGATGAGCCGCGGCTCGGACACCCTCTCTCGCAAAGATGAGCTTTTGAGCAAAGCCTCGGAGGGCACGCTCGAAAAGTCCGAGCGTGAGGAGTTGTTCGAGATTTTGGGAGGGGCGCCCGAGGCGGCTCACGATGAGCCAACCGACAGTCCCGCGGACAACATCGTCAAGAGCATGGAGACCAACGAGGAGTTGGCCGGGGCTCTGGACGTGTCCGATTATCTCCGGGAGCAACACACGGAGTTGGTGAAGTCTCTCCACGCGGTTGGAGAGGAAATCGCCAAGTCCGACAATCGGCGCATGGAGTTTGATCTCGTGATGGCCAAGGCCGTCCACGACATCGGCACCATGGTCAAGTCCATGAGCGAGGCCATGGAGGGATTTCTCGAGCAACCGGCTCGAGCCCCCAAGAGCCGAGGCGTGGATGGAAACGCCGGCTACATGGAAAAGAGCTTTGGCGGCCAGGCACCAACCGGTGACACGCTCACCAAGAGCATGGTGTTGGACGCCTTGGACGGGCTCATGGAGAAGTCCATGGGTGCCGGACAGGACGGCAAGATTGGCAACGGCGAGGACATCGCATTGGCGGTGGCCAAGTACGAGCAAACCAACATGATCAGCAAGCCCATGTTGTCAGCCGTCCAAGAGTGGAGAAAGGAACACGCGGCCCACTAGGGCTTGCGTTTTGAAGGCAACAGCCAAGGAACAAAAGGCCCTAGCTAGGAGAAAAACAATGAGTGACGCAAATCTCGTTTCGTGGCGTGATTACGAGGCCGTGGAAGGTTTCGGAGCCACAACCCAGTCTGACGTTGATGATCTCAACAAAGCCCTGTCAGCGGGGCAAGACCGTGACCCTCCCGGAAGTGCCGTGGCCGGTGACGGTTTTGCGCTCCGGGTGGAATCCCTTGAAAGAACGCTCAAGAACGTGACTTTCAAGATGGAGCACATCAGGTTTTGGCGCCAAGTGCCCAAAATCGCTGCATATAATACGGTTGAGGAATTCAACCAAATCCAATCCTACGGCGACAATCCGGACGCCGGGTGGATTGATGAAGGTGATCTGCCCACAGAGGACGACAGCACCTATGAGAGAAAGTTCAGCATTGTCAAATACTTAGGGACGACGCGGCGCGTCACCCACGTTATGAGCCTCGTGAAGCCGGCCCACGGAAACGTGCTGGCTCAAGAGGCCGTCAACGGGACAATGCACCTGTTGCGCATCATCGAGAGGGCGCTTTTCAAGGCCCGCTCGGACCTCTCGAGCATCCAATTCGACGGATTCGAGAAGTTGATCGAGGACAGTGCCCCCGCGGCCAACATCATCGATCTGAGGGGCAAGCCGTTGAGCGAGGACGTGTTGACGGACGCGGCTCTGACCATCCAAGATGCGCCCAACTACGGCACCCCGACCGACCTCTACATCAACCCCAAGGTCAAGGCTGATTTGGTCAAGGCGTTTTTCCCGAAAGAGCGCTATGACCTTTTCACCAAGACCAACGATGGGCTCGTGGGACTCGACATCAAGGGTTTCACCTCCCCGGCCGGAGACGTGCGCTTCCAACCCGATGTTTTCATTGACGATGGTGGCGCTCCCAATGCGGTGGCCCGCGGTGACGCGGCCAAGCGTCCGTCTGCTTTCTCGGTGACAACCGGCCCGGCCGCGGCGCCGGATGCCTCGAGCTTGTTTGAGGCGGCGGACGATGGGGACTATTTCTATTCCATCGTGGCGGTGAACCGCTACGGTCGGTCCGCGGCTCAACCCGCGATTGCCGGCCCAACGGCTCTGACCGTCAACGCCGGGGACATTATGACCGTGGGCGTCACCCCCGGAGCCATCCTGCCCGAGTGGTGGGAAGTGTACCGGTCCAAGGTGGACGGTGCGGCGGGCTCCGAGCGGTTGATCCTGCGTATCCCCCACACCACGGCGGCGGCTGAGGAAACCCTCACCGACATCAACGCGAGCTTGCCGTATTGCTCCTCGGGGTATCTGTTCCAACAGAACATCGAGAACATGAGCATCAAACAGCTTGCCCCGATGATCAAGGTGCCCCTTGCCACCGTGGACTCGAGTATCCGGTTCATGTTGCTTTGCTACTTGACCCCGGTACTCTACACGCCCGGAAAGAATGTGCTTTTCAAGAATATCGGGCGGGCGCTCGGGTACGTTGGACAGCCCTAGTCTCGGTTGATCAACCGAGGTAGTGTGACGAAAACGTGGGGGAGGTAGGCAACCCCTACCTCCCCCCTTACCCCCGATTGTTTGTTGAGGAGAGCGAGGACAGGACCATGTTGCTGAGAAATTTGCTACCCACGAAAAAGAACACGGCCGTCTCAGTGAACGGCCACATCTATTTCATTGGCCCGGAGTTGGGCATTGTGGACAAGGAAACGGGCAAGCCCGTGGACGTGCCCCAAGAGGACGCGGCCAAGCTCCTCAAGAATGAGCGAGCTTGGAGACAGTGGGACGGGAAAGCTCCCGACACCACCAAGCCAACCAAGCCGGCTCGAGCCAAGGGCGGCATACAATTGGTGGACGGCTCCGGCAATGTGATCCCCAAAGAGGACGCAACCAAGCCGGTGATGGATGCCGTGACCAAGGCCAAAGACGCGGACAACACGGTGGCCATGCAAGAGGCCCAAGAAAAGTTTGAGGCCAGCAAGCAAGCCGATGAGGAGTCCGAGGACGAGGACGAGGGGGAGGTTGAGGACGAGGGTGGAGACCCACCGATTCCCGAGGAGGGAGGAGAGTGGGCGGACCCCGAGCCTCACTATTCGATGGAATGGCTCATGGCTTGTGCCGATGCCTACGAGGTGAGCTACCGAAAGAACATCTCGGCGGCCAAGTTGTGTGAAAAGATCAAAGACGCTATGTACGAGTAGCAAAAATGTGGCAATTGCCACATTTTCAAAGAGGAGATTTCCATGCGCGACAATCCAAAGAACAGCCACATCCCGGAAGTCTCCGGGGACATCGTTGAAGTGACCGGAGAGCTTTTGGTGGACACGGGCTTGCGCAAGGTGCAGAGCTTCACCACGAGCTTGGCCACCACGTCCACGGGCACCGAGGCATCGGTCAACGGCGTGTTGCAGCCACAAGAGCCGGGAGGCTCGCAAAAGCTGTTGCTCCAAGTTTGGGCGGCCGATGGTGCAACCCCCGGAGCGGCGGCGGTCAATGTTGCTTGGACAGCCCTTGGTGAGTAAGACCTCCCAAGCTAAATTGAAGCCAGGGAGGCACACATGAGCGTTGTCATGGCAAGGGGCGGTATCCCTACCGTCCGACGATTAGCGGTGGTCACGGGGGTAGCTCCCTTGGGTGGTGTGAAGGTCAAACTACCCTCGGACATTTGCTACTTGAAGCTACACGTGGTCTCCACGAATGGGTGCAAGATGTATTTCACCCAAAAGGATTTCGAGGCGGACGAAAACTACGTCTTGGTGGAAGTCCCGAGCCCGACCTATGGATCGGGGTATTGGGAGGGTCCGGTAGAGACGATCCAAGGGAGCGAATACTCCGACATTTGGTTGCGGGGTGACTCGGGAACCTCCAACGTGGAGCTAGTTGTTTTCCAACGCCGCGGGTAAACTGCAAACCGCGCAAGTGGTTGCGGTTTGACTCGGAGGACGTTGGAATGAACGGACCGGATTTAGGCACCCTCGTTGAATCGGCTGGATTCCTAGCGGTATTCGGTCTCGTCATTTGGGTGGTCAAGCGAGTTTTCTCCCACACCATTCCCCGGCTTGCCCAAGATTTCAAAGAGGCGTTGACGAATCAGCAAGCGGCTTTCATGGCTCAGCTTGAGACTCAACGCAACGATTTCAAAGAACAGCTTGCCTACCAGCGCAACGATTTCCGTGAGGCTCTACGAGAGGAGCGGGAACAGTTGGGCAAGAGGCTGGACCGGCTTTCCGCGGCTGTGGAGAGCTTGTTGGTCCAAGCTCAGAAAGAAAAGCAACGAGGTGGAAACGAGCGTGAGGTGTCTCCATGACCGAGGCCATCACGTGCATCCTTTTGGTTGCGTGCGCCGTGGTGCTCGTTGTGTGGGACATCTACGTTGCGTTTTTCAATGACATCCCCAACGAGCGTGACACGGAATCTGGCATCCTGAGAAAAGCGGGCCGGGCTTTTGTGGGCATCCCCATTGCGTGGGGAATACTCGGCGGGCATTTTTGGGGACCGTCACACGATTTGTTTGGGAAGTGGGGACCGCTCTACCTCGTGATGGGGACCGTGGCTCTAACGGTCTCCCATTTCATCCTTAGACGTTTTTTGAGAATTCCGGCATGGTCGGCATTGGTGTATTTCATTTTGGGAATTCCGATGGGTGCCATGCTTTGGCCACAGTGAGGTGAGTGAGAAATGTTACTCAACCAACCAAGACTGACCCCACCCAAATCGGTGCGGGTTTTCTCGACTACTCCGGTGGTTGTCACGTTGACCACGGATGCCCTGTTGACGGGAATGTCCCTCGTGACCCCCTATGCCGGCTCTTGGAATATTGATTTTTCAACCTCGGTGATTTTCAACTCCAACGGAGACCAAGCCTTTGTTTCCATCTATCAGGGAGGGGTTTTGGTCCCGCAAAGCGTGAGGCAAACGGGGGCATCGTCTACGGGTGAGGGAGGTACGCTCGTCACCACGGCGCTTTTGGAAAATGTGGCGGCCGGGGTGACCATAGACATCCGAGCACGAGTCAACGCGGCGGCAAGCGCTACATTCTACGAGCGCGTGTTGCGCATTATGGAGGGATCGCTCTAATGCAAGAGTACCGATACGAGGATACCCCCGTGAACGTTGTGGGGATTGCAAAAGAGAGCATAGCGGCTCTTGGATTTCCAGCGGGACTCGTGACCATGGATGGCAATGACACCGTGTTTCAATTCGAGTCCGACCTCACAGCGCAACAACAGGCGATTTTGGACTCCGTGGTTGCGTCACATGACTCCACGGACATCAAACACCAAAAGCCCGAGCGCATCCGAAAGATTGATCAACGCACCAACCAACTCATTGATCAAGGATTCGAGTTTCCACCGAGTAGTGGCGTGCGGTTTAGCCTTTCGATGGAATCGCAAAGCAAGCTCTTGGGGATGGACTCACTCAGAGACGATCCGTTGTTCCAATATCCCGTGGTCTACAATTCGGTGGATGACCTGGACGAGCTTTCCATTCCCGACTCTGCGACCATCCACAGTTTTTTCTTGATAGCGGTGGGAACGTACCGAGCCCACCTAGACTCCGGGACGGCATTGAAAGCCCAAATCAGAGCGGCCACTACGCAAGCGGAGTTGGACGCTGTGGTGGATGACAGGTGACGACTATGAACACAATCCGCACAGGCTCCACCGAGCCAATCCAAATTTACGCAACGTTGGCGAGCGGCAATCCTGCTACGGGGTTGACCGATTTGTACGTGCGAGTGCGGCGCTACTCGGACGGTTTCTACCTCGATTGGAATGACATGACGTTCAAGTCCGCGGGGTGGACTACGCTCAACAAAATCCTCACCGAGTTGGATGCCACCAATGCAGCGGGTCTTTACGCTGTGACCGGTGGACTCAACACGGGGGCAATCACCAACCCGGCTACGGATGACACCTATTCGATCATCCCCCTGCAAACTCCGGGCACCACGGCACGGTTGCCGGTGCCAGGCGAGCTACGGATTGGGCGTTGGGTTGACCAAATGAATTCGATGTTTGGGAAGCTCCCCACGAATTACATCATGGGCTCGAGCACCCAAGCGGACAAAGACGATGAGATTGATGCCATCCTCACAGACACGTCCGACATGCAACCGAGGGTGGTGGCCATCGAAATCGACACGGACGAAATGCAAGGCAAGCTCCCCACCAACAACATCATGGGAAGCTCGGTGAAAACCGACAAAGACGATGAGATTGACGCCATTCTCACGGACACGGCGGACATGCAACCGAGAGTGGTGGCCATTGAGGCCGATACAAACGAAATGCAAGGCAAGCTCCCCG